TGGTGTGCTAGAAACAATAACAGTTGCAGCGAGAATTGAGATATTAGAAATTTCACCAATTGAAAGATAACTAACATTTGAAAATGCAGTTGAAATTACTGAGTTGACATTAATCATTCCTGATGGTGCAATGTTGCCAGGAAAATTCCAATTTGTTCCTGATATGGCAACATTAACATTAACATCCGAAATAACATCAGAATAAATTCTAAAAACATTTGCAGTATTTGCTGCAAGCGTATTAACTCCTGCTATTCCAAAACTTAATTGTGTATTAGAATACCCTTGTGCCGAAATGGTTTCACCCGACATGAAACCGGCACCACCATCATTTATTTTAACTTGATTAATAAATCCACCAAAAACTTTTGTTATTATAGCAGAAGGAGGAATTTCTGCAATTGGTGCATTAACAATTACTGGATCACCAACATTATAGTTTGCACCACCATCAATAATATTAATTCTTAAAACATTTGATACTGTTGCAACAATGACATTTACCAATACATCATCAACAAATACGTCAGTAAGAATATTTTCACCGTTTTGAAATGTGCCAAGTAAAGTTTTTTCATTAACAAAAAATTCAGAAATTGATTCACCAACTAAAATTCTGTTTTCAACTTTTTCTATGAGAGCTGTTGCACCAGAAGTTTCAGCAGTAACTTTTCTGTTGGTAAAAATTGTTTTATCAAGAGCCGTACTATACAACACTTTAACTTCTGCATTAGTTGCCGGTGCAGTATTGAATATAACTTTTTTAGATTCTTTTCGTACAAAGAATCCGGTTGTTTGTTCAACATCATTTACATAAACTGTAATTTGTGTAGAATCAAGTTCCTGTAAAATCTTAAATTCTTTAGTTGTTCCATTGCCTGTATAATACGAATAGAATTCAGATGAAACTTTAAGTGCGTTTTCTATTTCCCATTTACCATCAGAAGCTCGTAGAATATCATTTTTTGGATATGTAACTTCCAATTCTTGGCCAAACAAGAAGCGATACAAAAGTTTGAATGATGCTTCTGAACCTTTTGAAAGATAAAGCGGCAAAATATTTTTGATAAGTGTAGTTTTATCTATTTCAACATCTATAGGAACTAATGAAGCATATGTGTTGAAAAAATTTGTTTCAAAATCATCAATAGAATCATCCACATCAGATATGTGGCGTAAATCTTTAGCTCGTTTTGTCAGGTCATTTATTTGTGTGCCTTGTTTTTGCTCAAGGTATTCGTAATACGCTTCTAAAAATGTAATAAAAAAAGGATATTCTTCCCGAACAAATTCAGGAACTTGACGATTAACAAGTAAAGATGTTAAATTATCAGTCATTAATCTATTTCAACCAATTCAGTTACAATAGAATTACTATCTGTTTCATCAATTGCTATGATTGTACTCCTACTAGAAGATATAATACCTCTTTCAGCTCCAATGGCTAATCTGATTAAACCGTCAGTAGAAGATACAGATAAAACTCTCAAGTTATTTAAGGTAATAGTACCCGACACATAATTTATTTCGCCTGCATTTGCGTTAACTATTTGTCTTTGAACCAATTCATCAAAATAAACTGTACGAAGTGTTCCAAATTTTCCATCTACAACAGCCGAAGCGGTTGCAGCATAACCATTGCCGCCAGTTAGTGTCACTATAGCTCTTGTGTATCCAGAACCTCGGTTTATAACTGTGATGGCAGTAACTCGGCCATTCACGATTGTTGCGGTTGCGGTTGCACCGGATCCATCACCAGTAATTGTTACTATAGGTGAACTCAGATATCCAGTACCGCCATTTGTAACTTCAATAGAGGTGACACCAGTAAATGATTGTGGTATCTCTTCTATTAAAACAGTTCTTCGCACACCTGTAACATCAAACACATCAAATGGTGTTGAAGTTATTCCTTCATTGATTGTGCCACGATTTAATTCTGCATTAAAATTAATTGTATATGAGGTAGATTTGGTCAAATCTGGTTCAAATCTTTTTTGTAATTTAAGAAGAGTTTCAGAACCAATGATTGCATTTAAGTTAACATTATCAATACTGTCTTGTAATTTTGAAAGAACAAATGTTGATCCAAATTTATTTAAGTTAGTTTGATTATAAAGTATGATTGCATTTCGTATTGAATTTTTAATCGATTCAGATGTTTGAGTTGTTTTTCTTTTATCATACTTAACATAATTTGAAAGTATTAAAAACAAATATTCTGGATCACGAATTACTGTATCAACAGAAACAATTGATTTTGGAGAAATAATTTCATTAATAATTCTTTGTTTTTCTGTTTCTGAAATATAATAGTTAGCTTTTGGTTTTAATGAAACAAAAATCTTACCAAAAGATTTCGGTATTTCATCTTCGCCACCCCATACTGATAATGAATCAACACTAGGATAATTTTTCTTTATATATGATTCATAATCTTTTGTTGTAATCAAACGATTTTGTGTAGTAAACTGTGCAGCTGCACCAAATTTAATATCATCAACAGATTCTCTTTCTGCACCACCAGATGCTGCTGAAACAGGAGTAACTGTAAAATTGGTTAGAGTTGCAGCCAAACTGTCAGTTAAAGTCAATGCACCAACAAAATTATTTGCTTTATTAGCAGTTGTTCCATTGGTTAACAAATATCTCACAGAAATAATACCACCATCAGGAATACTTTCTCCAACTATATTATTTCCAAAATAGATTTGATACTGACCATTCTTTGATTCTTGTAAATAATAAACCGCAGAAGTAGAGTCAACATCTAAAATGTCTGTAACTAAATTATAAACTGTAGCTACCGTAGATACTGACGATGGTGATACGGTAACTTTAATTGTTGTTGTATCAATATTGATATCTGGTAATGTAAATACTTGTTTTGGATTTGCGGCTTGATTATGTGTAAAACTATAAGTTATTAATTGACCTTCATAGATGTTAAGATTTTCAAAATAATATGAACTATTTGCTTTTGTTACTGTTGTATCTTCCAATACAACAAAGTTATAAACTTTACTGTCAATTTGATTTGATAGAAAAGAATATCCTGAAGGTATTGTTAATGTTGCAGCCGTACTTGTTGAAGAATTAACTAAAAAATTAATTGATGCAACTGGCGCTCTCGTTGAGTATGGAACATATCCCAAAGACTTAGCATGAGACACAACTGAATCTCGCAACAATGCGGTATCCATAAATGATTCATTTGCAACCATATTGAGGTAGTAGCCGTTATAATGTGTATTATATGCTAAAACATCAAGCAATATAGAAAGGCCAGAACCTTCAAAATTATAATCTGTAAATTCAGATTGTTGATTTAAAAATGTTCTTAAATTTGTTTTGATTGTATCAAAATCAAGTTCTGTTACTCTTAAGCGGTCTGCCATATTATCTAATCCGTTCTAGGAAAAAATTAATTGTAATTGGGTCTGGATTGTTTATCACAAAAAATTCCAGTCTAATTTTATACCCATTTTCATCAGGTGAAGGAATTGCAGTAGTAGAAGATATTTCAACTCTCGGTTCAAAATTATTAATAGTTTCTTCTATCTCTCGTTCAATTTGAGCTGCTAATATAACATCAACATTTTCAAACAACAATCTACGGATATTTGATCCGACTTCTGGTTGAAATGGTCGTTCAAAATGATTAGTTAAAATTAGATTTTTAACTGAATTGATTACCGCATACTCTGCTTTGTATGTGTTTATATCTTTGCGTATTGGATGAATCGCAAAATTCAAATCCAAATCTACAAAATTTCGTGTGGAATCTATATTTACTGTTGCCATTTTCTATTTATCTCATCCACCGATAACAACTGTTCCAGAACCGGTTTCAATTATGTTAGTTCCTGCAAGATTAGTATCATTAGGTCCGCCTGTTCCTTGGTCTCCAGTATCAGCGGTATCACCTATACGAGCTGCGCCTTTTGTACCATCATTCAAATCTATTAATGGTGCGTTAAGTTTCATATTTCCAGTGGAACGAATATTACAAGTTCCATCTACATTCATATCAAAGTTACCTTGAACATATAATTCTGC